CATTTTCTTGTCCTTTCAGTTTTGCTTGTTAGTAAAATTACCACTGCGGGCTCATGTCCCACGCGCTCTTCATTCCGTAGCGCAACTGTTCGCCGTCGATTATGTAAAGATAGTTGTCATTGTCGTCGTCGTCGGAGTCTTCGGCGCACTCGTCAGCTTGCTCGTCGTCCCCTAACTCGTCGACTATTTCCTCCCGAGTTGCAACGGCGCTTACTTCGCACTCAAAAGGCCAGTTCTCTTGCTCCATGATTCGCACTTCTAAATCGCCGTCGCCGTCGCCAATGTAATCATTCAGTAAGTCGCGGAGTTCTAAAATTGTTAAGCTCATAATCTTGTCCTTTCAAATTTAAGTGAGTTAGTAAAAGCTAGAGACTACTTTCCGTTGAACGGTTTCCAGTCTTCATTTCCGAGAACGGCCAAGCTTATCTCTCGGCATAGCTCGTCGATCACTTCACAAAGATAACGATAATTCTCACAAGCGAATCGTTGCCGCCCGACTTTTCTGTCGACGTCAAATAGCAAGTTCAGCAAGTCAATCCAGTAATTGAGACTCAACTCAACAGTCCAATAATCTAGCATTGAAGCACTTAAGTCATGCGCTGCGCCGCGACTTGCGTCGGCGATGGCGTCGAGAATCAAGATTCCCCATTGATCACTTCGCCGCAAGTCGCTTTCGCTTTTCAAAACTGCTTCAATTACTAACATGTAATAATTCTTGTCCATTGTTACTGAGACGGCATTGAAAAGTGAATCATCATCAAACGCGCTTGCAACTGCTTCGTAGTTTGCTTGTGAAATTGACATTATGTCGGCCCTTTCAAAATGAGAAACGTGAAAGCGTTGAACTGTTGTTCAACTGACTTATCCATTAGACACAATACGTGTACGCTACGCAAGAGCAATCCAGAGCAATTTGAGTCTATAAAACAAGAGGTTTTATAACTTTTCAAGCAGTGTATAGAAGGAACTTTTTGTTCCGAGACTTTTCCATTCAGCGCAAGAATTCGCTGCTTAACTGCTATTGACAAGACAAGATGAAAACGCTAGTCGGATCCGACTTGTTTTTTTGTCTGCTATTGACTAGCTTCGGCCGGTATGCTACCCGGCAGGACTTCTCGGCATCCGCTGGACTGAAGTGTAGCGGTTACCCTTGCGTTCCACTTCCAGTCCCATGCTCTTGCATAGCGACAACGCCACTGGGTAGCGGTCGGCAGGCAGTGCTCGCAAAATAAAGCCAAGACGATCACCGGCCGAAGATGCCAGAGCAAACATTGCACGAGCCAGCCCTCGGCGACGATGGTCTGGCCCTACGAACAATAACTGGAAATACAAGTCCTTTGGGCAACCGATGTTTTTCGATCCGTCGGGCCCGACTCTCACGGACCTACTTCTTAATATCATAAAGCCCACTTTGGCTCCGCTGTGCTTTAACAGGACCAAAGTGGACTTGGGGACGACTTTCAGGAACTCTTCCGGCTCTCGTTCCCTCCAATAGCCTTTCTGGGTTCTCGTGCAGTCACTCAACCACTGCGCCATTTCCGCATCGATTTCACGAGCAACTTCCGCACTGTATCCGTCGGGAAGGCTACAGCCGCCCTCACTGATTATATCCGCAACGGCTTCCCTTATTGCTTGGTTTCTTTTTGTCGCTGTCATTTCGCAGATTCCTCCTAGTCTAAAGATTCCGCCGTGCCGCCTTCAGGGGCTGGGACTTCAGTTATGTAAGGATTGAGAGGCAACGCCATAAGATTGTAGTTATTAAACTCAGTTGTTGCAAAGCCCCCGGGTTTGGGGCGAGAAGCTCGCACGTTGTTGCTGACGGTTTCGCCGCGATAATTGATCCGGTCAACATGCTCGTGCCGCTTTCTCGCCAGAAAATCACGGTACTCATCCCACTCGGGCGTGCCTTCTTTCAGTAGTACCAGACGCTCACGCGGGACTTTGTAGAATATGCTCATGACTGCTCCTGTTTGTTTTCCCCTGGGTGTGTTTCACTAGGCTGGTCCAACTCGTTTATACGATCGTTAATTATAGTGTAATCGGCAGCGTCAACGACCCCGTCCTGGTTGGCGTCGCCAGGGAGACCGGCATTGTGAGGTCCGGGACCTTCATTGCCGAACCCTTCCTGCCAACTGCCCGTGTCTGCGCCTGCGCCTGAGTGCGGGTTTACGGGGACGGATATGCCCGCTTCTTCCAGTGTCTTCTCAGACACCCACACTTCAGGGTCCAAGTCCACGTTGCCCGGCCCCAACTGCGATTCATGGAGCGGCACGTCATCTCCAGTCCACCGGCGCGTCTTCATTACCTCGCAGTTGCCTGCTGGGCCAGTTGGGTCCCATCGCCATACATAATGATTGCTCATGTGGATATAAATGCACTTGTCCACGCCTTCGGTTGCGTTCACGGGGTAGGACGTAGGATCCATGGCGTGCTTGTAGACCGGGTCCAGCCTGTCCCCCGCAATCTGTTCGGTCGTCTTGAATACAAAGTCGTCTTGCAACGACCACCCACCTCCGCCCTGGTCGCCTTGTGACAACGACCAGATAAAGCCGTAGTGCAGTGCTGTATTGGAATTTGAGTTCTGGTCAGAGTCGTACGCCGTTCCGTCCCATGTGCTCTGTAGAGTATTGTCGTCCCCGTGCGTAATCGGCGAACGGTGCTTAACCTGCGCGTGATAGTAGCCGTAATAAGTGTCCGGGTCAATATAGTCCGCCGTTAGTCGTTCGTGCGGAACATCTACAGGCTGCCACACTTCCACCACTAATGTCATGAAAGCTGACGACGATTCGTGGTCAATATACATATACCCCGTGCCGGGCTTGAAGTACTCCTCCATGTCTATATCATCGATCACTGCCTGAGCGCCTGCTGGTCCGCTTTGACTAAACCAAAAGCTTTCATATTCCCGCCCTTCTTCAGTGTAGTCCCAATGCTCCACCGGCTTGTGTGATACATCCTTCCAACTCCACTCCTCGCCCTGCGGCAGTAGATTGTCGCGAAGATACTGGAGCGCGGGATCGTCCAGTAGCGCACTGCTTCCCGACGTGCCTCTTGGCGAAATGGACTGAGACGGCGAGCCCGGGGACCATCCGAGGTCTTTCAGACCTGTAGAGGTATACGAATGGCCCGCATCGTAGCTGCCAGCAAACGTTGGGCCTATTGGCTGCGACGTGAACCGCCCTATATACACAGGCGCTTCTAGCTTGCTCGAATAACAAAGAACGCCTCTTGGCTGAAAGACAGCCGTCCCTATGACTTCCTCTTCGTGTTTCCTGAGACCTCTCGCCCGCTCTCCCTCAACCCAGACCCACCTGTCCGGGTCGTCATGGCCAAACATCCCAGCAGTGCGTCCAAACCAGTCGGTATCGTCCCAGTAACCATCTCTATGTATCTTGTGATCGCCAGGGGCGATTGGGGTCCATGTTGTCAAAGTAATTTCCACTTCCGATTCTATTTGCGGCAACGCCGCTACCACTTCGCTATTGGCGCAGATGAAGCCCGCCGTGGTGTTGGCACTGTAGAGCCAGTCGTTCTGGATATGGTCAGCCCAAGGAAATTTACTCGGAACCCGTTCGTCTGCGTACATAGATGCCGAGGTGGCGTGCTCGGGATGCTCCGGGTCCGACTCCAGAACCCGCTGAAGCATCAACGGTTTGGCATCACACAGCCAATATGCCACGCCGTCGCCTAAGCACCAAGATGGAGCCAAGTGGTACTGCCGCTCAGCGTCCTGATCGCCGGGAACTCCGAGCGGGCCTGAATGAAAGCGATAGATAAACGATGCAAAAAAGCAGTCCTGCACGGCATTCCGACCCATCGACTCGCCATTGGCGCCGAACAACTCTATGCCTCCGTGATACGTGGGGGCTTGCCATACCACCTTGCCGTAGATATTCCCCTCGTCACCTGGCTGCAATTCTACCCATTCTCCTTGCGAGTTGTATCCCCACTTTTCGACAAACGGAGCATAAAGAGGGCCGGGAGGAGAAGACGTCATATACCAAAACGGCCTGCCGAAAATAAGCCCGCCTTGTTTTGTTTTGCGAACCCGCATCGGCACTGTCCTGTAGATCGAGCCGAACACCTGAAGGTTGTTCAGTGTCGCCCGCGTATACTGGTGATAGGCGTCATGCCGTTGCTCATAATTCTCCTTGCTCAACTGGAAGCTCTCATGAAGGCCAGGGAATGCCACCCATTGGTCCTTGAACCGCTGCTTGGTTATGTCGTAAAAAATCGCATAAGGCCTGCCCATGTAGCCGTATTCCGATTGCATCTCCAGCGGCAAACCTTCGGAGGCATGTCCGTCGTCAACGGCGATTATATAACAAATCACCCAGTGCCCGTTGTCCTCTCGTATCAAGCCCGCGCATCCGTAGCACCATCGGTAAAACTGCTTCGAGAACTGATACTTTTCCGGCAAGCGGGCCGCCTCGTCTAGGCTTTCCACTAAGCTGAATGGATTATAATACTCTGCTGCTCCGAGTGTCCCGCCAGTCTGCCAGGGCATCACGTATAAGTTTGGAGGCACGTAAGCCTCGTAGCCCAATACGGTGCCCGGCATCTTTTCAAACAACGTCTGGACTGCATTGGCATTTGCCGACCAATGGTCGTAGTTATAATCGGGCGAGACGCGCAGCAGGTCGTCAATGAAATCCCTACTGACTTGCAATCTCGCCTGCCAGTCTGCCTCAGTAAAATATTGGCCGCCAACATGCTGCCTCTCCGTCAAGTAGGTCCCAGCTTCTGTCGGGGCGTGCGCCCAGTACTCCTGTGCCGCAAGCCGTATTCGCTCGGCATTACTTGGCGTACCCCGATCCTCTGCCATTACGCCCTCCCTGCCGGTTGGCTGCGAATGTGACTAGTGACCGGGCTTGTATTCGTGGTAAAATCCATGTGCCATTTCCGCTTTGTCGCCACCGATATAACTAGGGGCGATTCCTTTTTCCGTGAAGTAATCGACGTCACCCCATGTGTTTACGTGTATCATCCATTCCGGCTGGACCTGCACTGTTTCAAAGTTGAACGACGTGGTCTTTGCCATAGTCTGATAAGGGGGCACGCCCACTATCGTCGCCCCGGTGTACTCAACATCGTCCAGCACCCATAGAGCTTGGCTCCCGAACACAGTCGGCTTGCAGCAGGTGCAGCCTGGGCTATTCTTTTTCATGCTCCACCTAGTCGCACGGTTCTACGTCAACGATTGTAATGTAGTCTCCGCTATCCATTGGGAAACGCTTCCCTTGCAGCAACTGGCCGCGATGGACAGGCGCGGGCACCATGTTGTACCAAGTTTCTACTCTTGGGGACGCGCCGTCGTATACCCCTTGAGCCCGCAGGCCCGGGTTCTTGCTGTCGTCTTTTCCCGCAGCACCCCAAAACAACTGTACAGCCTGAACCTTGCCCGCGCCAAGAATGTAAGACGGGGCATCGGGCGGCCTGTCCGTTCCGGGGTTGTAATTTTCTTCGCTGAACTGCGACACCTCTCCGTGCGACTTTACTTCGCAGGCACTGATATCCTCCATGGCTACCCCCAGCACTCCGACGAACTGCGACTTGCCCTGACGAGGCTGCTTTCTAGGGGGCTTCCTTCGCATTGGGTCGCTAGCCATCATCCGGAGGACAATATCTTCAATTGCCCGGGCTGACCTCGCATTGAAAACAATAGCTTTACCAGAGTCGCTCATGGGTCATTTGCCAATTTGGTTATGGTTATGTTTTTCCCTAGATCCAAGGTAACCTCTGCTATGGAGCACCCAACCAGGTCGATGCCATTTGTTGCGTGCCATTGGACGAGTCTCTGAGGGTCGAAAACCCTGGCGCCTTTTGTCATTTGCACCACGGTCGGGTAGCTTGTCCATGTTATCTGCCCTACGGCGCGGGCAAACGACAGTGTGCCACTTAGATATATGGTCCCGACAAGACCATTTGTCGCCCCCGTTCCGCTAAAGTAGCAGACACCAGGGGCAAATACTTTTAGGTGTGTCGTCTGCGTGGCACCTTGCATCATCTCGCACACTCCGCCCAGTACCGTTATTGTGGCGCCCGTTAGTGTTGCTGTGTCAATCTGCAAATTACCTCCGTTTTGAGTAATCTTCGGCGTACCGCCAGTTACCGACGCTGCCGGGCCTATATAAACGTCAGCACCTGGGCCGATGTCTATATTGGTATACATTCCCGTATCCGTACTGACGTCCGGGCTGAGCGCAACAGACCCTCCGTGGACGCAAACATCCGAGTTCGCCACGCTGTCATCTGGGTCAAAATGGACAACATGACGCTCCCCAACCAACGGAGTTCCTGTCTTGTGCACTGTAAGCTTGGACGCAAACTCGTCCTGCTTGATCCCGATAAACTTCGCTCCCGCGCCTCGGCCTTCACCAATGACAAACACGGAAGACGAAGGGTCGCCTGACTCGTCTGAAAATGTCGCAAGTCGACGACGGTACTCGGCGTACCATTCCTTTTCCGGTTGCAAGCGGCTCGTTTCCGGGTCGTGTCTATTGATCGCAGGCAGTCCAAGTCTAAAGCCCGAGAACCCCTGGGTGACGTGCAACTCCTGCAACGAAAGGTTTCCCATCGGCAGGCCGTAAAGACAGGACGCCCGTGCTCTATGGTCAAAGTAAACAATATCGTTATTGGCAGGGACGCTCCCGCTAGACCAGTTTTCTGCGTTGTTCCAGAACCACTTGCCTGTTGCTGCCTGGGTTTCGCCGAGCGTTGTAGTGCCTCCGCTGGCTGATAGGGTTATCTGCGCCTCAACACCGGGCTTGCCTTTGACCGTGACTACGGAGCCCGTGCCGGGGTAGGTCGCTTCAAACTCTGTTAATTCCGGAACCTCTTGCCCGCCAAGAGTCCTCCATTCATCGTCCAGTAAATTGTCATCGTGCGCGGTTGCATTTATCATTCGGTAGATTTTATCTGCAACATTCGCCGTCGTAAGCCCGTCCGTGCCGAGTGTCAGTCTAGGCCCCTTGCCGTTCACAAGGACCTCCACATAGTTATATTGTGCCCATGACCCGCTGACAGTAATGGTCATGATTTCGCTTTTTTGCGCAGCACTACCTAGCCAATATATCGTTGCCATCTAGTTCGCTCCTATTTATGATCTCGGTGACAGCCGCAACAGTCTTGTTGGACAGGATCACCTTTTTAGTTCCTCGGCTATGAATTACGGTCATAACCACGTTGTTGTTTACGTCGGTCGTCAAGGCGAGGACTTGCTCGGGTCTTACTGCGAATGTGCTCGCCGACAGTGCGGCAACATTATCCTGCAACAAAGTTGCGAGCCCCGCAACTTTCGGGCTCCCGGCAAGGTGCAGTTCGTCGCTTCCATGCTCAGACGCGGTTGCGCCGTGTAAGTGTATCTCCTTGTCAGCCATTTAGACTACCGTTAGCTTAGGGCAAACATACACCGTCCCGCTCGCCTTGGCGAATACCGGAATAACATGGACCAATCCTGGATGGTGTGGCGTGTACGTGTAGGTTATCTTCTGAGCCGTCCCGACTCCGCTTCCGGTCCAGCTAGTAGAGTCGGTAGCAATTGCGGCACGACTTGCAGTAGGGTTTGCCGTCCGAGTCGTCGCAAAGTGCTGGCGTGGGCTGCTGGTATCACTTGGGCCAAACAGGTCCATCCATATCTCGTCATCATACAGCGTGCCCGCGCTTGCGAAGTGCATTGTTACCGACACCGAACCTCCGCTCGCAACTCTGGCGACAAGTTCGCAAGAATTGTGACCGTCTGCGAGCGTGCCGTACCTGGCTGTAAGCTTGTGGCAGTAACGCTCCTCGGAAAGCGAATCCCGAGCCCCATCATCCCGGTACCTAGAGGACTCGAACTCTGTTTGCCCGTAGTAGTCCACTGAGCCAGCAAAGCCCGCCACTGCGTCACTAGCTGCAAGCGACCCGGTCGCGCAGTAGTCTGCCTGCGCAAAGTTGCTAGGCTTGCTACTATAGGCTGTAGTCGCAGGCGCAAAGCCGGAGCCGACTTCACACCCAGAAAATCGGCTAGCCACACCTCCGTTGCTAGTGCTCGTGTTTAACGCCCCAAATTCAAAGTCTGAAAGGTCGCACGCTCGCAAGGTTGTGCCAACGCCATGCTCCAGACGCACGGCGTGACTTTTCGCGGTGTTCGTCACGGCGCCGTCCCGGACATCAGCAACACTTCGAGTCCCTGCCTGATACAACTCCCGGAAGCCCCCTGTGCCGTTTATCGTATAGCTACAGCTAGTATGCTTGGAGAAACTGTCCGTGGACAGTCCTAAGTAAATGCGGTCTTTGGCAGTGAACTCGCAGTCTATATAGTAGTGGGTGGAGTCGTTTCCCCGCCCTAGCGGCAGGTCTGCCCCGGAGTTGTCGTCGGCTATCTGGGTGATACCCCAGAACACCACGTAGTCATTAGTTCCGGCTTCAATGTCAACCGAGTATTGAATGCCGCGAAGTGTCGCGCCCTTAGCATACGAGACTGGAGAACTGCCTGCGGTTGCAGACACAAGCCAAACAGGGCTGCTTGCGGTGCCTGCGTCCAAGACTATATCGGACGTAATGTGTTCGTCATGAGAGGAGGCTATATATATCACGTCCCCGGCGCTAGTAGGCGTCACCGATGATAGCGACACATACGCATCCGTCCACGAGCTACCGTTGTTGCTCCCAGTCGCAGCATCGTTGACGTATATCGTTGCCATATGTCGCGGCGCCTAAGAACATGAACTACGGTGATTGAAGGAATGCGGTTGTAACAGGGCGCCTATCTTGCTGCGGCGTCTGGTTGTTGCCGGTTAGCCAGTCGACGTAGCTATTTGCAACAGACATAGCCTGCCGTAGTTCGTCGACAGTTGCAGTTCCTGCGTCCGTAAACTCCTCCGACTCGCCGCTCAACGCCTGGGCGACATAGATTTCCTTGAGGGCAACCCCCTCAATCTGCAATTGGCGAAGCTCTCTCATCATGTTGCCTAGGCGCTCTGTGAAGGCTGCGTGGGCACGGGGATTGTACATGCTATCTCCTTGCCGGGTAGGCCCGGGCATTTATCTTGGTGGTAGCGTCGGCGACGGTCACGTTAGACGCGGTTATAGTGCGAGTGCCGCCGTCATAGTGCAGAGTGATAACTGTATCGTTGTCCGAGTTGATCCCCACGTCCAGCACCCTTGTCGCGTTCACCGATACGGTGCTGGTGATTTGAACTAATGCCATGGGTTCCTCATTCGTCTGGTATGTCTGAAAAGTCCGCTTGCCGTCTTGTTTTCCATTTCGTGAATATACCCTTTTCGCCAGCCGGTAACTTCTTGCCTTCTTCGTCCAGGAGGACGGGCTCGTTTCCCGCGTCCAACGAGATCCCCTTCACCTTGATAGACTTGGCGTCAAGTTCAGCCCTTTCCTCCTCGGGCAATTCGCCGTAATCCTCAAGTGCCTGTGCTGCCTCGACCGCGTCTTTGGGGTGGTAGCGGTAACCCCGCTCTAAAATGCTCCGGTCCCATGTTTCATCGCCCTCTTTCAACGCTATTCGGAAAGTCACCGGATAGAAGCTGTAGTCACCTTCTGTTTGCAACTCCCCGGCTGATACGTCGCGGCATAAGGCCTGCCTCGGCTTGGCAGCTAAAGGCGCGACCATCTTGGGGTTCCATGTTTTTTCGTTCACGCTGTCGCTGTACTTGCTTATGAAATCCATTACCTCGTTTAAGGTCCCGACGTTTTTCTGAATAATCAACACGCCGCGAGTAGATTCCTGTTCCAAGGGCTCGTCATACATGAAGCCTGCGGTATTGACGATCTGATTCCCTTCTATGTCTTGCTCGACAATCTTGCTGTAGACCTCTCGGTCTACCGAGAACCTGGCAGGCCTTTCTAGCGGGTTCTCTGCGGCATCTTCAGGCTTCTCCCCTGGCGCAAGCGGCGAAAACTCCACCTCCGCGTGCCACAGAAGGTTGTTGCTCGGGTCCATCTGGAAAGTATAGTTCCTGGCTCTCGCATGATAATCAATGACCCCACCGAACGTATAGGGCGTCCACATTCTAGGCAGGGGATTGGAGTAGTAGGGGACGCCATTGATCACCTTGATTCCGGCTGTAATCTGCGCGCCCAGGCCAACCATCGCGGGATTCATAAGGCTGTCCGTCGTTATGTCGTACCGCACTCTGTATGTCCACAGCATCCTGTCGTTGACCGTTTGCTGCGGCTGCACATTACTATAGTGACAATACAAAACAGCCATTAACCGCCTCCTAACCCCTTGAAAGCACGCCCGCTCAAGTTCCCAATCAGCGAACCCGCACCTCGACTCAAGTCCACGAAGGTCTCCAATGTCTTTTCTTGCAACTCAACCTGTCGCTTTGTGTTCTTTGCCGTGTCTCGGATGGCCTTTTCTCTCTCAGGCGCCTTCTGCCCACTTGCTGCCTTAAAGGCCTCCATACTGCCAGCTTCAAGTGCCTTATTGACTCGGTTCCGATCCGCTTGCGGCTTGATTTCCTCTGCGGGGGTTGCCATTTTAGCCCTCAGACGCATCGACGCCAGCAGCGCGGCGCCATGCACTTTATCCCGCCTCTTAGCCATGCCCCCGAGAAAGCCGCCTAGAGCCCTTGCTCCGCCAGTTATTGGTGCAATCGCACCACGAGCAGCGGCGGCCCGTGCGGCTTTCGTTTTCTTTTCTAGTTCTTCCTTCTCTTTCTTGGCCCTGTCCTCTGCGTCCTGGGCAGCCTTATTATTGGCCGCCTGGTCAAGCTCTAGTTGTCTCCGGTACTTCTCGTGAGGGGTCTGCTCCATTAGCACGTCATTAAACCCCTTTAACGCCGACGTGCCTTTGTTCTGGATCTTTTCTCTAAACGCATTCATGTCCTGGTCGAACTTGTCCGTGGTCTTTAACAACCCGAATGATAGAAGCTTGGCCATCCTGACGATCTTGTCTAGGGCTTCAAAAAGTACGGTTGCGATAAAAAGCGCAACCATTTTGAAAACAAGAAGCAAGCCGTGCCAGGCGAGCCGGAAGCCATGTAATATGTCCGCAAAAGACCTTACGCTCTTGCCGCCTTTGCCTACCCACTCAATCAGCTTCGCCAAGTCCATGACTACGGAGGCTAACACACTAGCCACTCCGCCGGCTTCCGTTCCCATCTTGGCCCACGCCGCGGTCAACTCGGCAATGGCGTGTTGCAGTTCGGTCATTTGGTTATCGGAAACCTCTTTGGTGATCCCCCCTGCTGTGTCTAACTCTGACTGGTATCTCCTTATTTCATCCGACGTGCCAATAAGTGCCGACGTAAAGGCAATAGACTTATCGGTAAAGCCCATCTGAAGCAGCGCCGCCTTTTTCGCCCTGTCAGACATCCCGCCTAGACTCCGTTCTAGGTCTCCAACAATGTCAGCCATGTTTCTCATTTTGCCGCTACTGTCAAAAACTGTGACGCCAGCTTGTGCGAACGCCTCCTTGTTCCGGATAGCCTTAGTCGCCAGGTCTCGCATCACAATGTTAAGTGCGGTGCCTGCCTCTGCACCTTTAATGCCTTGGTCTGCAAACACCGCAAGCACTGCCACGCCTTCTTCCATCTCTTTGTTGACAAGTCGAAGGGCGGCGGCGGCCTTGGTCGTCAGCGCCTCAGAAAACTGCTGCGCGGTTGCGTTCGCCAGTGTATTGGCCTTAATAAGGACGTCACTAACTCTAGTTAGGTTCTGCAAGTTAGTGGCTGCGTCCTTGCTCTTGAGACCCATGGCCGAAAGCGCGTCCGTGCTCAAGTCCGTTGCTGTTGCCATGTCAAACGCGCCCGCCTGTGCAAACCTTGCAACCACCGGCAACGCATCCAGGCTTTCTTTTGCACTCATTCCGGCACTAGCAAGGAAGAAATAAGATTCGGCGGCCTGCTGAGTTGAAAAGTTGGTTGTTCTTGCGACCTCAATTGCCGCATTCGTCATGTCTTTCCGCATCATGGGCGCGATGTTGCCCATAATGGCAAGACTTTTGTTCATCGCCCGCTCTACGCCTTCAAAGTTCTTGGTCAACACTACAGCGGCCGCCCCCATGGCAGTCATGCCTGCACCTGCTGCACCTGCCGCGCCTTTAAACTTCGTGAGGATTGCTCTGCTTCTCGCCATGGCAGCATTCAAGCCCGAAGTATTTCCGAGCACATTTACGACCAAGCTACCAATAACAGCCATTACAAGCCCCCGGCGTTAAATTTTGCTTGCTCAACCATCTCTTCCACGGTCATCCTCCTGCGAACAGGTTTCGCTTTTTCTTTCGTTGGGATATAATGCTCGATGTCATGGAAATCCGGCTTACTGCCATCGCCAAACATGCACCTGACGACCTCCATTTCATTGTGCACTGTGGCAGCAATGGTCGCTGCCTGCTGCCAGTCGTTGGCAATAGGCTCCAGACTGTTGTAGGCTATCCATTCGTCAAACTGCTGCGGCGTAAAAGCATCCAGCATTCCGTCCACATCTGCCACTCCGAGAGACAACGCTAACCGGTATGCGAATCGTCTCCGGGGGCTCGCTCGTAGTTTTTTTCCAAGTCCTCTATATCGTTCTCTGTTATGCCGACGAGTTGCTGACATACGTCCGCGAGTTGGTTGATAGTCGCAGAGTCCATTTCCAGTAGGTCGTCAATGTCGTTGTTACTGAGCAGTGGGTCTCCGTCGTCATTTACTGCACACAAAATTATCAGTCTCGGCTTCATGGTGACCAGTCCTTTCCTGGTCACTTTTCCGGACTTGTCCAATGTGTCAGCCTCAAACCTCGCTCGTTCTCGCTCCGTGACCGACCTGAGCCGAACAGGGCCCCTGCTGGTTTCGACTACATGGAATGTTCGAGTCAGTGGCTTCAGCAGTTCATCCCTTCCGATTCCCATTAAATATCCTCCTCGTCTTCATCGGGCTCCTCGCCCTCGTTAATTAACTCGTCTATTGGTTCGTGCGGTATGGGGGAGTGCGTTTCAGCACAAGGGCCAAAGTCGCCCTCCTTTTCTCGTATCGCAGTTATTGCCTTTACAATGTCCTCGGCCTGCGAGTCGTTCACTTCCGGGAACGGGCAGAACGATGCGCCTGAAAACCGACCGATAGTTCCGACTTGCTGGTCGTCCAGGAATACCTTGTCGACCGCCCATGCAATCTCAACGATTTCACCCTTGCGGTCTTTTCGCTTGCCTATCAACTGTTCAAGTCTAATATTCATGTTTCATCCCTAGGTCTCGTCGGTGTAGGTGATGTCGCCGGAAATTTTAATGGTTGCCGTTGCCTTCTGGACCTCCTCGGACACTAGCTGCGGCCTGCCGAAATTTGTAATGAACCCAAGGAACGCCTCGGTCGCCCTGCCGCTTGCAACGATGATAGTCCCATCGGCAGCAACGCTGTGATTGAGCGGGTAGGTTACTGTGATCACCTCTGGAAGGCCAGTGATTGGAGGCCGCTTGTTGCGCTGATAGTAGAACTCGATTTCCTTCTCTCCATTGTCGATCAAGTCGGACGGAATAAAGGTTTTGCCATCCCCAGCGTAGTTCAGGTTGGTAGTTTCAATAGACTCCCTCGTCGACTCCCCGCCGCCGATACTAGTCATCTGCGAGTTGAACCCAGACGCTGCAAATGCGATAGTTGCTCCATGACCTGTGGTTGGTGCTCCGGATACTGCCATTTGTTTTCTCCTATGAGTTTATGGTGTGAGTGATTTCAAAATCCATTGATCGGCGGCGCCTCCAAGCGTCACTGCCTCGCCGCTCCGGACTCTGAGTTGTAATGGAGTCCTTTTCTAGCAAACAGGAAGAGAAAAACACCTGACCTACTAGCCCCCGGAATCCGCTGAACGTCTGCCGGACCTGCTCGCCTATGCTGTCGCTGTTGTTTCCTATAAAACGCTGCCCGCCCGGGTCGGTGGCGTAAATGTCAATCTGAACTAGACTGGACGCGACCCCGGTTTCGCCGCCTAAATGATAAATTGGAGTCCTGTCGAAGTCGGTCACAATGATTAGCCTTTGAGGGATCGAAGTATGCTTTGGAACATGGCCTAAATAAATGCGCCCATTCACCGCGTCATTTATTTTCATATTCGACAACAGATGGTCTCGGATAGCCAATTCCAAGGTACTTGCTGTACTTGTTGCCACTCGTCACTCCGTTCATCTAAAAATGTTCGTCATGAACCGTCGGTGCCTCGGTGTGATTTTAGCGATCTCGCTTGCCAATTCCCTAATGTACGTCATTCTTGCCAGCGGCGCAACCCTTCGGGCAGACCGCTTGAGCGGCTTTTGTGCTCTCTGGTTTGGAGTCCCGTACTCAACGGCAGCCGGATAGAAGAAGGCAAACCTGGAACCTCTCATCTTTGGAACTTTATCCAGCTCCATGCCTTTGGCTGTTGCCCGCTTGGTTATTACCATCTTCTTGTTTACCCACAACATCGACCCAATGCGGCGTCGTGAACGCTTCATTGCCTTTTTCTTTATGCCCTCCTTCATCGCTCCCGTGTCCTCGGGTGCGGCACTTCGGTATGCTGGCGCCAGTATGTTCCTTACCGTTTTTGTCGAGGCGCGCCGCATTGCCTTTCTTGCGCCCTTCCGGTCTTTGATAAAGAAGGCACGGAGCATCGCCAGCACCTCCTCTTCACCGGTGACCATGACTGTAGCGGTCGCTCCGGTGCCTGTTGTTATCGGCAAGCCCATACTAACCCTCCTTGGTTACAACCAACTCAATCCATCTGTTATCCATGGATTTCACGCTAACTATATTGTAGGTGACCAAATCTCGCACTCTCACGATCCGGTCTGTTGTATTCAGGTCGCTCAACAAAGAGGACCACCGAAAGCGAACCTTGCTATTGGCTGTTGACGTGATACTTACTGCCGCGACAAGCTCTGAGCCCTGCAAAGGCACCTCTGCCGCAAACACCTCTGCCACAGACTCCCACGCATCATCCGTGTCGGGCCACCCGTCTGCCGTTGATACTCGGCGCTCTATTTTGAAACGGTTTCGTAAACTGGAAGACCTGCCCATGACATTACCGTTCCTGTTCGTAAGCTATCTAGTAACCATTCCGCATTGTGAGGTATCGGTCTAACTACCCCGCCAGTTGTTGCGTTAGCCGGAAAGTCGTACCACTCGCCACACATTAAAATTATAGCTTGTCTAGCTTCCTCTGGCACGTCCGAAGGGTCCGTTCCGTAACCGGCTGTGTAGTTGACTAGAATACACTCCGTGACATTCCTCGGGGTAGGCCACGTCTTAGCGTACTCTGTTGTTACCCGTGCCGGCTCCGTGTTTGACGTGACCCGATATACACTCGTATCGACCGTTTGAGTGACACCGTCGGTATCGACATACTGGATGTTAGTAACCGATATCGTCGGCGGCCTAGGCAGCCAGAACTCAATCGGGAACCGATCTAGCGTCAGTCGCCAAGCTTGGCTAATAAATGCGCGGTGAGTATACGCCTCCGCTCGCCGTCTTGCTGCGGTAATCAGCTTGGCGATATGCGCATCGTGATCATTGTCCGCTACGCTTAGAGCGGCGCGCACCTCGGCTACCGTTACCGGCTCTACCGCCGGTTGTGTTGTCAGAAGAAGACCCATTAGCTTTCACTTTCTTGGAACGTGGAGCTCGAACAGTCTCGCCGTCGTCCGCAGCGTCCAACTGAACGGCTGCGCCGGCGGACACTAGCGCCGTACCCTCACTGTCTTCCACTTCATGGACGCTTCCTGGCTCACCAGAGAGACTCCCAGGCGGCCCAGAGGCCCGTGTGAGTAATTTTATTTTCATAGCATTTGTGTGGCGCGGGGCGACCGCGGTCGCCGCCGCGCCACTTGCGAAAGGTGTAAAGGTTGTTACGCAGTGCCTTCAGCAGGGCTCACATGCGCCTCGCCGGAGACTCCGCTTCCGTGGCTGCTAATCGCAACCTTCCTGGAACCGTACTGGATATAATTAGCCGATGCAACAATTGCATTGGCTGTTCCTCGGTCCACGACTACTCGGACGTAACGCTCGACAGGTTTGGCAATGTCGATATAGAAGACCTTGTCATCATCACTGTCCGCGATAGTCTGGCTCGTGCCAGCAAGGTCTGCCGCGTCACTCATGTCGGACGCTGCTCCGCTTTGCGCTTTAATGCTAGTGACGGCGCTGGAATCAATCCCGCCCATTGTCACTACGATCAAGACGCCTTCGGCACCGCTCATGTCCAGCGTTGTGCCGTTGATATCGGAGGTTCCGGCGCCGCCACTGCCTGGGGCAATGGCTTGCGTAATTTTTACGTCGGTAACTAATTGGTTCATGGTTAAGTTTCCTGTTCTTTAGGTTCAGTCAGTTTTCAGGCGAGCAAAAGCTTCCTCAAGCGTCGGCATGCCGTCAGTTTTGATCCGGAAAATATATCCGATCTGACTGGTCGCGGCATACAACTCGAACAAGACCTGGACTTCCAAGTCTAAAGCGTCGGCGATTTCGTAGTAGCGCCAGTTGCCGAGTAGCCCGACATACTGCCCGCTTGTAAAGGTGTTCGGGCAACGCTCACTTTCATCGAACGGCATGCCGAGGATCGTGTCCGGGTCGTCGTCTAACAAACCTCGTCCGGGACGCATCAAGGGTTGTCCGTCTGAGTCCTTGAGCTTACAAATGATCTTCACGGCGTCCCGATGGAACAGCCATCTTGCACCGGCTCTAACTCCGCCGTTGCGGTATTGACTCTTGAGCGAATACTTCGCGTCCACCAGACCGTCAAACGTAATGCTAGTGGCTGAGCCCGTCGCAACGTCTCGACTGGTTGAAATGCCGTCCGTTGACGCTGTAAAGACGCCGAGCGGCTGCTGACTTCCGCTTCCGGTCAAATAGGCATCTTCCATAACCTCGCCGGAGTCTCGACTCGCCTCAAAAAGGACTTCGCTTTCAACAAGCCCGCCAAGTCGGCGAACAAGATCCCGCGATACCTCGATGCCGCCTGTCAGGTGGTGAGGCGTCAGTACTCGTTTTCCGTACTTCAGTGCTGAGTCCGAAGTGGACACGGTCAACTCGGACGACCAGTTGAAGGTGCTCATTTTTGCAGTTCTGGCCCGAATACCCAGGCTGCCCGCTGTCGGGACAGTGTGGACACGAGCGAACTGCCTTACAAATAACAGGTCGTCAACTTCCTTCAGGAGTTCCGAAGCAAACTGTTCTGAAGCGACTAGGTAGCCCGCTGCTTCCGAGTTGTCGCTTTGCAGTGCCGCTACCTGCTCTGGTCGCATATGCGAACTAGGGCTGGACAGTGCAGTAGCAAAAGTTTCCTTGTACTCGTTCGTTCCTCGAGCACCGGCAGGCTGGTCAACGTAATGAGGCTTTCCGTCGGCAGCAGTCCGGTTGGTTCGGTACGGAATGCGGTTGTTGTTCGCGTTGGCACTTGCGCCTGGAATAATCGAGTCCTCTGCTTCCCTTTCGTCTACCAGGCTGTCAGCCTGCACTTTAGACAACTTGTCAAGCCGCTCGACTTGCGACCCGATTTCCTGGGCGTCATCCAACATGGCGTCAAACTGGGTCTGGTACTCACTCGGCAGCAGACCGTCCGCATCCGTGTGCTCGTCATTTAGTTGTTGCGCCTTCATAATCAAATCGGCGCGCTGCTCTCGCAGTTCCTGGATCGTAGGCATTTTTACCTCACTGGGTTAAAGAATCTCCGCGCGGAGTGTTACATGCTGTTTGCCTTAATAGTACGCTGCAAACCGAAGGTTTCAAGTAGACGCACTAAGTCGCCCAAACTGTTTGCTGTAAGAAGGTTACGGCGACATTTTGCCGAGTTTCAGGCGGTTGGCGTTCGAGTTGCCGCGAGACCCAGCAAGCAGTGACCGTTCGCGTTCGATCACGCTATGCTTCGACCTAATTCCGTCAATAAGCCCCACGTCCGCGGCTTCCCGCGCATTCAGCATCCGGCCAGAACCGAAGTCGGACTCAACTAATTCGGCGGTTACACCTCGGTTTGCCGCAACAAAATCCCTGAACCGGACATAGGTGTTTCTAACGTCCGCTTTCATCTCCCGCAGCGACTCTTCCGATAATGGCTCAAACGGGTTCCCCGATGCTTTCGCCGGAGGTTCGGCAATGACCGTTGTCTTCACCCCCGATGCTTCTTCGGCCCGGCTAACATCGGAATGGACCGTGACCACACCGATAGACCCAACGGCGCCCCCTGTCGTTGCAAACACCTCGTCGGCAGAAGTCCCAACCAGCAGTGCGGCGCTAGCCATTTCGCTGTTAGCAACCGTAACAACCCGAGTCCTCATGTCGCGGACTTGCTGCGCCAACTCAAAGGCGCCGTAGACTTGCCCGCCCGGGGAGTGCACTTCCATAACGACACTTCCGATCTGAGGGTCTGAGTCAAGACGGCGAAGCTCCTCGCTCAACTGTTCAGTGCTGGTCCCTCCGCTAGCATCGTGGACTAGCGAATGCTGCATCATGGTTCCGAACAAGGGGACAACCGCGATAAGGTTGCCGCCTTCTTTCGGTTCTCTCTTCGGACCCATAAGCTGTCCGCTAACTGCCGACACAAACTGCGTGACAGGCTGCTCGACGGCAGCCTCGTAGTCGTCGATATATTCCTCGTCGGACCTTGCCTCGATCAGCGAGCATATTTCTTGCAGCTTGCTTGACCTTATCATGTGGGCATTCTGGTATAGCAACGCCTTAATGTTTTTGTACTTCACGGTTAGGTTCTCCTGTCAGTTCTGTTTCCAGCCGTTTCGCAACGACCGCTTGGTTCATGAATAAGTCCTCGCAAGAATGCGGGGGCCTTGTTATCTCGTCCATTGCCGCCAAATACTTGTCAAAGATATCTGTAAGCTCTGGCTCAGGGTCCTCTCTAGAGCACATTACTGCCTGCTTCACGGCCATCCTGTCCAGCCACTCACAAAACTTGGCGCCGCCTTTCCTGGAGTGCTTCTCCGCTTGCGCTGAAAGGTTCCGACACAGTCTAACTTTCCGCTCTCGCATGGACGCGCTTTCGCTTTCTTCTTCAATCTCCGGAGATTCTTCGGGCAAACTCTCCGCTTCAGGCTCCTTCGCTGGAACAGGCGCTGCCGCTGGTGCTGCTAAGGTTACTTCTCCAGACAGCGCCTTGGCTGGAACCATGTTCGACGGGACCATGTAAACATCGCCCTGCGGGCCGATATCGTTCAGTCCTTGCAGTGCTCTTCCGTCGTTTGCAGAATATATTCCCCACTGTCTCCATGCGGCTACGTGCGAGGTCATAGCTGCCAAGTTGGTTCTCTGAAGGCTTTTCCTGTCCATCTCGACGAAGTGGCTGCCAGATGTCCGCTCCTCTCTAGAAAGAAGCTTCAGCCCTAACTCCTCTTCCCACTTCTGAAGCCAAGGATCGAGGTCGTCGTCCAAGTGCTCTTGGTTTGACTGCTCCAGGGAGTTGTAGCTCTTCCTGGCTGTATCGCCTAGCTTGTGCGGCTGGATGCCAATGATGTTGGCAAGGTCCTTGGTCTTATGTTCCATTGTCGCAAGCATCTGGGCGTGCTCTGCCGGAAGGTTCAGCGGCTTAAAATCGGCGCCTTCCTCTAAGACCATCCATCGGTGTGCTTTGCCAAGGCCCGTACTGCCGGTCTGCACTGCTTGCACGAACCGCTCCTGCTGTTCTTCTGATAAGCCAGGAGGCATAAATAATATGCCGCTCGACAATGCGCCTTGACTGAACATCCTTGCGCCGTAGTCTCTCGGTGCGATTGCAGAACCGATAGTGTCTGCGAGTAGCTCAACCACCGGGAAACCCCACAGCCCATTGTATGAAAGCCCCCGTATATGGATCACGTCTGCCGGGTCCAGTACCTTTGGGTCTGAACCCACGTTTGTCACATACTTAATGGATAGGCCTTTCTGGCTCCGGTCTATGCTGCCCCCGTTCACGACTTTATTGCCGTTGTTTGTAACTACTGCCATCCCTGTTCTGTCCGGCAGGAGCGGGATCGCTTCTACGGCAACTGAGCCCACTCGGTTCAGCATCGCCACCCCGTTGCCCCATAGCAGGGCATGGAGTTGCAGTATTCTCCTCAGGTCGCACGCGCTGTTAAAGGGGTTGGCCTGCGAATTAACAAGAGAAAAATGGGGGTGGTCTGTATCGTCCTGACTACCCTTGTCGGTCCTTATCTTGATCGTGGCAGGAGGCTTTGCGACACCATTGGAAATAATGTTGCAACCTCTCCAGAAGGACGCAAGGCCCAACGCGGAGTCTTCGTTCACTGGGACCCCAGCTATGTTGCCTCTTGGGATAGCAAAAGACCTCGCCAGTGCGGGGTCTAAAGGGTGTGTAAGGTCTATTTGAAGTGCCGCCCCTTTAACGGCACCGACCAGTTTGTCGGTAATCATTGTTCGCTCTTTCTTTCAGCTACAGCCCGAGCTAAGGAAATGACTATTAGAATGCCTCCTATTATAAAGTAAGACAACAGGGGATTCACCTCGTAAGCGGCGTAACCGATACAAGAGCACCCCGCGACAAACAAGAGGTCATTCAAATTAAACATAATGGACGTTTCCTATACTGCTGGGCTCAGGTGCGTTGGCAATATGAACATGGATAGCAATCAACAGCGCCACTATGCCGTCGATTTTCTTGGAGCTGTGGTGGTCCGGCTTGACTGGTCGCATGTTTCCGTTGTCATCAGTGCGGACCTGGACGTTATCGGCCATCCACTCCAGTATGGGGCAACTAGCGGTGTCAATTGCCCCGCTCATGACTACTCTTTCCAGTTCCCGGCACGGTTCTGTTAGAACGGCGTAGGTTTGTCGAACTTTGACGCACGGAATGCCGTGATCATCCTCTATGTGCTTTCTTGTCGACTCGGCGTTCCATGGGTCGTAACCCACTAATCGCACTTTGTGCTTCTCGCAGTCTGCAATAATGTGTCTGTGAACCAAGTCATAGTCGACGCAGGCCCCTGGCGTTGCGGTTGCTCGCCCGTCTCTAACCCAGGCGGCCCACGGAACGTGATCTCTTTGCTCGTGGTGACGCATCTTTTCTGCCGGAATAAAGAAGTGTGCCTTGGCTTTGTAACCGCTGCCCTGCTTGAAAATCATCACCCACGCTGTGGCGTCCGTAGTGGAACTCAGGTCGATTCCGCCGACAACATCCTTTCCTTCGCTGTCAAAGCCTTCAGAGTGCGAAGATCCGCGCCATTTATCCATCGGCAGCCAACGCTGCTCTTGGGAAGTCCATTGGTTCAAGTGTAGGCGTCGAAAAGTGTTCTCAAAGGATGGTTCGGCGAGTGCTTTGGCATGCTTTCTTTGTAAGTAATCTAATGGCAGACTGATATCCAGGTTCGGGTTGGCTAAGTGCCATACGGACTCGTCTTGCCAGTCGTCGTCTTCTTCCATCTCATATATCACCGGCAGGAAACTCGGGTCGTTCAGCTTGTTGGCTCGAACCTGCTTGGCGTACGTGTACTGCTCCCAGCAAACTGAGTTCCGGTCCCAGCCCGCAGTGGTAATATATATCTCCAGCGGCTGCATTCTGGCGCCAGTTGACGTCTGAAGGACATCGAAAAACGACCGGCCGGGCCAGGCGTGCAACTCATCACCGACAATCAGGTGACTGTCGAACCCGTGACTCCCTGCCTCATTGGCTGGGATCGCTCTCCAAAAGCTGTCGTTATATATGATTCTTCTTTGGCTATCACGGATCTTCGCTCTTTTGGCTAGCCCAGGGCACGCACGAACCTGCGCCGAAGCGGTCTTGAACACCAAAGACGCTTGATCCCTATCGCTTGCGGCACAATAACACTCGGCTCCCGCCTCTTTGTCGCAGAACAAAACGTAGTTGCCCAGGCCCGCTGCAAAAGTGCTCTTCCCGTTTTTTCTGGGGACAAATATAACAACCTGTCTGTAGCGACGATTGCCGTCAGGTCGCTTCCACCCAAATATCGTCTTAACGACATTGGACTGCCATTCTTCTAGAACAAAGGGGGTTCCCGCCTTGCCGCCTTTCGTAAAGGACAGACAGCTTGAAAAGAAGCTGACCGCTTTTTCAGCGGCATCTGGGTCGTAGACAAAGCCCTCGGACTGCTCTGTCGGATCGTACCCAGCTAAGTTGGTAGGCGGGTCTCGTTTGTTTTTCATTCCACAAAGTCGGCCACGGTGTCATTGTTGTCGGTCATTTCTTCGCCAAGTCTAGCACGGTCAGATGGCGTTAGCCCAAACCGGGAAGCGACTTGCACAAACATCGTAGACCAGTCCCGGAACGCAGTTCTTGCCTCTCTGCTCTCTGGATCGCACTGATACCTTTCCAGCGCCTCTGTCCTCAAAACCCATAGGTCGCACAAGTGCTCCAGGGTCAATCTGTCACTGGGCGCTATCCAGTTCGAGCGAGTTTCCACAACGTAGTCCCAGATTTCCGCGCCGAGCCCTTTCAGGTTCGGCGGGCGCCCTGGTGGATCCTCGTCAGTGATCGCTTCATGACTTTTTTTGCCGTGTCGATTCGGCCGATACGACCCCTCCAACTTCAAAACCGACAGTGGTTTCGGGTGTCTTCCGGCTGGCATGGTTCACCTCCTGAAATTTCACGTGGTTTGGCGCGCTCTTTTTTAGGAATTAGGGTGGAAAATGTGCACACGTCGCAGCTTGACTGCCAGAAAACGCGATTTTTAAAAAAATAGGATTTTCCCAAAAGGATTTTTTTCCGTGGATTTCTGTTTTTTCTATGCGCTATCCTGTCAAGCTTTTCCTTTTTTTCGCGGCGCCTTTTTTTATTTCTTGACGGTCCCTGTATAGGATTTTACTAAATTCCTTTTAGGAAAAATCAGTGTGTTGCTATTGACAAACAGGTTTGCATCCATTTTGTGTGACGACTAAAGGAGATACCGATAAGCACGTCGGCTACTGTACACGTACGGCGAGGCGACTGCACACCTGCTGGTAGGTGTGGCGCCAGCATATAGCTATCAATATGCGACTGTCCTTTTGGCACGCCTGGTATAAGGCTACCTATACAGCCCCATACCATTCCTATTTGGCTGTCTACATATCGTGCGTGCTGTTGCATAATGGCTGCCAACCAGAGGCGTACGGCTACACTTGAGACACTGCTAAGGAAGGCCAGTGACAGCCCTATATCCGTGCACACATGGCCGCTACTCGGTACAGCATCTCGGCTAATAGCATACGCTTGAGTATTGTCAAGTGCAGTGGATTCCGGTTTTCTCTTGAATACTCTCATTTCGACGCTTCAAGCTGACTGGTTATCGGCTCTCTCTAGGACGCTTAAATACGCTCTCCTACAGGCGGTCAGCTATAGAGTGCTAATATTCACGCAATACAGCCAAAGCCGCTTAGGGGCTCATTTTCGAGTTCGTTTTCTAGCTATCTGCACTACCTCACGAGGTTTCCGGTATTTTGAGTGCTTGAAATTGCAGCGTTAGTTTTCTTGCTCTAAAAACCGCTTTTCCTTTAAGCTGTTTTTCAATATTTTGATTTTCGCGGCTAGAGTTCAACAATCGCATATTCTAAATGAACAGTTCCGCTCCCTGCGGCTATCGTCGCCTTAGCATACAACGAATGACTTCCGGCGCCTTGTGCTGACTTAAACAAGCAAGCTTCCTGTCCATACAGCCGACAAACAGCATCGTCTGAAGTAAAGGAAGACGAATGCCCAAAATCAATATAGTCCGTGTCCTCGCCGTCTGCAAAATGCAAATACACCCAGCCGAAAGTTGCTAGATCCGTTGGCGTGGTTACTTCCTTTTCTGTATTGTGAACAAGCGGAAGCATTCCTGTAACAAGACTCTCCCCGGTCATGTCGTCCTGCGTGGCGAACGTGCGGCTATATTGCGTGCCGTTCTTATTAACGGTAAGCGAAACCGACACATTGATTTCATTGGCCATTTTTTACTCCTGTGGTTTTTCGCTCTCGCATTTCCCGAGCAGTTTCAATCCTGTGACAAGCTTTGCAAAGCGATTGAAGATTGCCCCAGGACAGCGATAGCTTCGGGAATTGTGCTCTCGGTTTTTTGTGGTGCACTTCCTGCGCCTTATTTATCCGGCCACTGTTTGAGCATATCTCACAAAGCGGATGTTGCCGGACATATCTAGCCCGAAGCTTGCGCCATTTCCTCGAATAGTAAAACGGCTCCGATTTGTTTTTTGCATTCTGTTCCTTTTGCTGCTCCGCGGCGTGTACTTCACAGCGGCTATCTCGGACCAGAGTTTTACAGCCCGGCTCCACACAAACCTGAAGTGCCCGCTTCCTCATGGCGTGTCAATTGTTTGCAAGTGACCGACTCTAGCAATTGTATTTCCATTGGTCATTACACAAACAATCCTAATCCTGTAGGTTTTGTTTTCAGTTAGGCCCGCCACGTCAACTAACGCGGAATGCCGATCCTGCGTTGCAGTCAAACCGGTCAGCGTAATTGACCCATCGGAGTTCTCGTCACTCGCGGAAGATACACTTGAGATGGACGCGCCGTCAGAGGTTCGGAAGTCCATTTTTAATTGCACCGTAGACGACGGGTGCAGTTCTATTACGTTAACCGATTCGTTTTGCTTGCCGGTCTCGGGGAATGTCCATCGGTGCTTATCGGTAACCGTGTCGCTGGCAATCGGCTGGGGCACTGGCGGCCAAATATCATTATCAACTACGGTTATGACTTCCGTGTGCTGGACAACATCGGCCTGCGCAGGGCTTCCGCTCGTGCCGAAGTACTCTGCAAGATACACGCCATCGGGCAAGCCGCTCGCGGTTGTTGGCAAGTCGCCGTGGAATCGGCAGCCTGTGATGCTTAAAGGGATATCAAACAAACCCCGATCAGCCTCGACAAACGCCACCACTCCGACGCCAACCTTGTAAGCTTTTGACCTGTCCACATAATCCCAAATAATGGCGTACGCATTACTGAACGAAGTCGGCACGGTACACCCTAGTTCATTTGCCATGTTTGGCTCCTTGTTCTAACGCGCCGTGTACGATGCCGCAAAAGTCTTCGATTGGCTGGCCGTTACTTCGGTAACAGTCGCGGACGACAACGTGCGCTGGACCTGAAGACTCCGACGTATTCAAAACGTCTTCCGCTTTAGTCACTCCAGCAAGGCGACTCCTGTTAATAATAATATTCGGCAGGTCGTCGGGGCCTCTCCTTCGCTTGTGATGCCACTCAATAACTCCGCCCTGTAAATTGTAGATGCCTTCCAATGTTAAAGCTGTAGCGCCTTGCACGACAAACATCCTGCCGTTGTTCTTTTCGTATTCGAGGCACTCAACATGACAGTCCCTGAAAACAATATCGCTTGGCGTAGCATGATCCATCCTGACCAACTCAAACAACGGGCCCGCTTCTTCGGCTATCTTGATCTTCTCAAACACATAACTGGCGTTTGCCGGGGTTATTGCTCGGCGCCCCGTCAGTCGCAATAGTCGCGCCGCATTGGCTACGGTGCTTTGACTGACCCACAGGTCTCCCCCTCCTTCTACAACAAAACAATCGGCATCCATAGACAGGAACCAACAGCCAGAAACTTTATGCCCAGTGCTTTCTGCGTTAATAAGCTTAACGCAAGAGTCTACGCAACCGTGGAAGAATACCCGATCTAAAACCAGACAATCACAGCTATCCTCTTCCTCGACTAGACCGGCCTGGACCCCGACAGTGCAGTCCGATAGCCATACGTCACGAAGACAACATCGGCCAGTGCATAGGCCGATAGCAGGCTTGTGCGACAACACGCCGACTGGCGCGTCCACTATGGTGATCCTTTCAACTGATTGCTCTACGCCCTGCATCTCCACTGCGGGGCTCCGGTTGTCTCCGTGCCAAAGTATCGCGGTCAATAAACCTCGGAAAGCGTGATTTTCAGGAACGTACTGGCCGCCACTTAGACCGGCGACGTTGCCGCCATTCTTTTGCGGCAGCACCAGAGTGTCGTCAATGCTAAAGTCCGACGGCGAAGGCAGCACGTAACAACTATCCCTGCCTAGTGCCCACTCTTCTATCTGCGGCATGTCTGCCCTCACGGTGCTTGGTAGTGCTCTTTTATTTCTTGGACGTCCGACCTTACATGCTCTAACTCGTTTTGCAGAACGGCTATATTCGTAGTCATAGCATTTAAAAAGGCAAGCATGGGCAACATGACGGCGAGCAACAGGCCGACTATCCCTAGCCAGTCTGAGGGGCTCAACCGAACACGTTGCCCATCTGCCCTGGTCATGGTTCTACCGCCGCCGGCTTGCCTTCAGCCGGTTTGTGACAATGCCCGTTCTTGCAATTGCCGCCATGCTGCAACATGCCAGCGAACGGCATCTTGGTGTGGTGTGATCGACCAACACAATGGTGCACAATTGAACGTGACCGTTTAAAGATCCGGCCTAGCAGGCCCGCGTCAGCGGTAGGCGCAATAGTTACAACTATCGCCAAACCAAGAACCATCTTCTTCAATAGCTTCATCTTCCGCTCCTATCTCTGCTGCCTAAGCCGCAACAAACGGCGGCCTTTAAAAAACAAACGCCGCGCCCTCAGCCTGTTACTGCTCTTACAGACAACGGCCGAAGGCCCCGTCACTTCACAGCGAACCTCGGTGCACGGCGCAACCTCTACGCTGCTCCCCATTGATTCTACTTCAACTAACCGGGGTTGTGCAACAACAGCAGCGGCAGCGGACACGATTGGCACGCAGGAAGGCGCACTGTTTCGGCATTGCCCTGCAATCCCGATAGCTATCAGTAATGCAAATATTGTTTCCTTCATTACTTAAAACCTGGTGACAAATCTGGGAGTGATTTTCTGTGCCAACCATTGGCGCCGCTAAATGCTACAGCCCGGCGATTAAAGTCCTTGGTCAAAGCCCAGAAGCTGCCTTCGGGTATTTTGATATCGGTTCCGTGAATTCTCCTCGGCCCGGTATTGAACTTGCCCCAGCTATTCAGTATTAAAGCAGCAGCGCATCCGTAAAGACGGTGAGTTTCAGGGCGGTCGTCGTAACCGATTACTGCCATGGAGTGGCTCCAGGACCCTTTGCGTCTGGCAACACCATTCGCATCTCGACTGCGAGAAAAGCCTTCCGACCCATCGGAGCCTATGAAGAATCCTTTGCCGAGGAAGTCCCTCCATTCTTCGACGTCATCCAACTGGGTGGCGGTCCTGAACAAGTTATCGTTAGTGGCTTCCCTCACACTCTCGGGCGGCGACTTTGCACCCCATCTCCCAGCCGTTTCAGCAGAATACCGAGTCAAGTCGACGCCGATCGTCGGGTAGTTCCTGCGAAGCACTGCTCCGCTCTTACTGAGGATCACCTTTGCGGCAGCGCCAATAAACCATCCGTCGCTATTCTTGCCTCTCCACCAGTAATGCGATTCGGTTGCTAGTACGCCCTGTGCTTCAGCTTCACTTGACACGTCTGGCGCCTCTTCAACTCTTCCGGAAACTTCGTCAGGCAGACCGAGTACAGACTCCAAGGTCAGGGAGCCCAGCATTGCACTCCTAGCACAATGACTAACGCAATCGCCTCTCCTTTGAGGCGGCCCCGGCCATGCGCTCGGATACTTTTCGACAACGTGCAGAAAAGGCACTACTAATTTACCTTGAAACTCACCGGCGAAACCGTGACTGTGCGCCACTGTCTCCCCAGAGGAACTGTTGCCGGAAACCTCGACGTACTCAAGGAACTTTTCATTTTCCGTTTCATCAAACACCACGCCTTCTGCACCGGCGTCGTAGGCGTCAGGCACCTCGCCAGAAGGCAATATACGCTCTTGCCAGTCCATTCAAAACTCCGCGCTGATATTGTCTAATGCCTTCTGGAGCTTACTCCGAAGCGAAGCGTTCAAGGGCACGTCGGGAACTTCACCTTCCTCGTTCCCGATTGCTTCGACTAGCCGGTCGCTGATAGGCCGGTTCAGTCTCTCTAGACCTTTCATGCCATCGCGGCTATTCTCTTGCAGGATCTTGACGCCCAAAGCTTGTACGTCACGAAAATCCCCTGTGCTCCTAATGTCAGTTGGGGAGCCAACTACCGTAGCCAAGGCAGCGTAAAACTGTTTAAGCTCAGACGCCTGACCGCGGGTAACCATCGACCGGAGTGACTTATTACTAGGCGAAGGAGCTCCACCCAAGAGGCCGAACTCACCAGCCAGCCCTAATGCTAACAGCGCCAGACTCATATAGACAATCGTTCTCACGGTTTTACCTGCGATTGATTGCAGCAGGAAATGTTATCGACCTTAAATGGTCAGCTTCGTCGGTCGCCTCATTGTCAATGAGCGCCTCGTGCAATACAGCGTAGGCATCAACCAAAGCGTGAAGGTTCCCGCTGGTCGACTTTGTCTTCCATCTCGCCTTGATATACGGAGCAAGCCTCGCCGCTCCTGAAATGACAAGCCCTACAACTCCGGCGACAATTAGCCACGTGCTATTCATCATTGGTCAACGCCGCATCAAGCAGCACCACTAGGAGACTACGAATCAAACGCTCTAGAGCCAACTCCAGGGCGCCATCTACAATTGGCATATCCGCTGGGACAACAGCCTCGTCCCACAGTTTCAAGACAGCAGCCTTGATATCAGTCCTGTCCTTTTTGCCCCACGATTTCTTCATTGCGTAGCGAAGCGCCACTATAATCAATGACACTGGAATAGGAAACGCCGTCGCCGTATCGGGCTCGTTTGCATATTCCTGTCTGATAACACCGTAGTGATCCATGACCGCCTCACGAGATGGGTTTGTGTTTGTTGTTTTTGAGCCATTCCATCAACGCCCGAACAAGTGGCGTAGCTATTGCCGCGGCAACGCCCCATCGCGGCCCCAGTTGGTGCAGGATTGGCAGCACCTCTGCAAGAATAACCCCAAGTCCAGCTAGAGACATAGCAAGCAGCAGGTTAGACCAATCAAGCCCGACGCTCTTTTTGAACTCGTATTCTCCAAACTTGCCAGAAGGGTTGCCCATGGTCCTGGCCATTATATGCACGGCAAGGTTTACAGTCTAGACAGTAGGGTTGTGTACAAAGTATCCGTAGCGACCACGCTCCTTGCTGTATAAATGCAATTCGCCCTGTGGGTTTGCTGCAAACCCTTGTTGATTATGCCAAGCGTCAACGCCAGTCAACGCTGGCAACTCACGGACAATGACTTGGTTAATAGTGTCGGCGTGCCTTTGCGTTGTAATGGTCTCCCTTTCTCGGTGCAAATGGCCGAGGAACCACTCTCGGCAGGTAGTCGCTGCCCAGAGTTCGGGCTGGTCTTGCGCCATTCTCGCTGGCAACTGCAATCGCTTGGCGTCAGTCAAGCCATTGCCGTGGTTGAAGCCCAGAAGGTTTGTGCCGTAACGATAGTACTGCCACGGATTGGGGCTGTTCTGCACTGCAACATCCGAGGCCCCGTGATAGCGGGCAGACATTACCTCGCCCATGCAGAATATCTTTTCCTGTTCGTGATTGCCAGCAACTACAAGGATATCAACCGGGGCTATCGCCCTTGCTGCGTCAACTAATTCAAACGCGCACCCCATGCCACACAAGAAAGCCTGCTGCCATCGGCCGTCCACGTCCTGAGGTGTGCCTTTTGTCGTAGCGTTTTGGGCTGTATCGACGTGCAGGAAGTCATTACCTAGGACGTACAGTATCTTGGATACGCCGAAGTGTTCGCATCGACTCAGCAGGTCCTGAAAGGCTGCCCGGTATCGCTCTCTAGTTGAGGCGACTGTTACGGCAGCGCCTGTCTCTTCCGGCCAACTTAGCTGACCAAAATGAGCGTCAAACAGACCTAGTACCGCAAGCATGTCCTTGCCTGGCTTGACAGCCCTTTTGATCTTTTGATACTTCGGCGCGGCTGCTTTGAATTCCTTAAATAACTTAGCCTTAAACTCGGTTGCGCTCCAGCCCGAGCGCCGCACTAGCCAAGCTTTGATCTGGTGAGTCAATCGCGACACCACTCTGCCGTCAGGCCCCTTGCTGCCCTGCTCAAACTGATTGATCTGATAGTGGTCTACGCGCCACAAATCCATGTCGATATCCGCTTCCTTAATGGCGGCGGAGACATTGCTTACGCTTGAGCTAACTAGTTCCAGACTTGCCTTGTCGGATCGTTCGTCGTATTTCAAGACGTCACCGCCCGTCGTGTTGGGCATCCTTTTCCTCGCGGTAAAGTTTAAGGCGCGATAGAATCTCCGGGCGCAAAAGAACATCGGCAACTACCTCCCCTATCTCTTCCACTATCTCTTCGCTTGTTCGCCAACTGACAGCGTGCACGAGTTCGTGGACGATAGTGGCGACCATGGCTTCCGTCTTCAACCTGCTATTTATAGCAATTCGGCGATTCTCCTTGTCGGGCCGAGTGCAATAGCCATGCTCACCTTTCGGCAGCTTTGACGTAAAGTGTATCTCCCATGGCTTGCCATGAACTTCCACGCTATGTGTCTTCACCTTAACGCCCTCCGAATACGCGGCGACAATACTCCGCGATTAGTAACGAGTCCGCAATTGCATGAGTCACCTTTAAATACGGAAACAAGGACTGCGCCCTCTGCTTGCTTACATTCTTATCCCCAGCGGTGCGGCAGCCCATCTCTGTTTGCCACTTGAGTGGCGATACCTCCTCGTACGGAATCTCTGCGGCAGCAAGTGCCATCCTTAGGCCGCCTTTGTTCATTCCGAAAGTAAATGCTGAACGGACGCCCATCTGCGGGCTGCTATGTACCTTTTCCAGCACGGCAAACACGTCGCCGGAACCGCCGATAGTCTGCAATAGCTGAAACACGTCCGTTTCCGTACCGGGCATTTTCGCGGCTTCAGCCTTGCCTTTTCCGTCGGCAGGGAGCCAAGCTACGCCTCCGTTTTTGCCTGGGTCAATCCCTAGCGCAAGATGCACGTTAGACTCCTAGTTTTGCTTGTCGTCTGACTCTTCAGACTCTGAAGCGATGCCTTGGATCAGCACCATGTAATTGATCACGTCACGGCAAGCATCGGATACGCTTTCTCCTTTTACTTGTAGAGTTCCCTGCTCCGCAAACGTCCTGATTCGCTGAAGCTTATCAACAACACGGACGCAGACACCAACAATTGGGTGTATACCGAGAAAGGAGCTGGCTCTAAAGTTGGCGAACGGATCGTCTGAGCCGCTAGTGTAATCGTGGTTCTTCGCCCTCATTATCGCAAAAGCTTCTCCGCATGTTTCCTCGTGCAATTCCAGTAGCCGTTTAATGTCCATATCTAGCCTACTTGTGATTGGATTTGTGTGCCTCGAATTCATGCGCCTTAATTATCTCAACCAACTCCTCCGTGGTCAAGACAATTGTAATCCCATGCTTGGTGGCGTGCGCCACTTCCATATCTGCCCCTCGACTGTGACCGGGAAGCCTGTAGAGGATGTCCGCTTGTTCGACCCACGGTAGACAGCATTCCATCCATGTCTTGTGAGAGAAACGACCACTGGTCGGCATCGCCATCGTCAGCATGGGGTTGAACACGGAAAACCCCAGTTCCATTAGCTCCGTTTGCTTGCGAACTGCTTGCCCCAGATTTTGATAGTGGTCCCCAAGAGTTATCGGGCCAGCCAGGTAGACTCTATATCTGCTCATAAATGCTCCAGCGAATCAGTAGAGGGCTAAACGAGATTATTCCGACCATGTAACGTCACTAACTAGTATATGGCGAAGCGGATCATAGGTGTGACGACTGCCGCCCTTGGTTGGCCTGCAATGGCAAGGTATGCCGTGTTCAAAAGGGCCCGCTTTGGCTTTGCGACACCAGTTTTTCGCCTCTCCTCGCCGATACTCCTTGCCCGGCTGTTTGCTGAACACTTCCCGTTGCCACGCTTCATTGATAACTATTACATTGCCTAGGCCACCGCAATACGGGCACGATGGGAGTATGCTTGCCGGCTTGCTCGCCTTCTCCTCCCGGCAAAACAACTCGTCATCATATCGGCCCTGGTTGAGCCATGTTGCGGGGTGTGGCACGAACTCGATCTTGGTGTTATGGACCTGCTTCGCAAAGGCGACCGCTGCCATCAATATCTTTTCACGTGCCTTTGCGGGGGATAGCCCCTCACGCTTAACCAAGCTCTTACAAGCAGTATCGTAAGCCGACTCAGCTTTTCGCTTCCCAATGCGCCTCGGGTATCTGTTCCAAAATTCTAAGAAATGGAGTGGGTAACCGTTGTGGGTCTTCTTTTCTGGCTTAAACAGGCTAGGTTGTTTCATGATAGTGTCCTTTCTTAGGGTTCAACGTCCGTTCTCAACTCAGAAACATGCTTGGGGGTTTGTTGCTGCGCACCGGTCCCACTGACGTGGGCCGGTGTCTCTCATGCTCAGGGGATGCCGAGCGACCGGTCGGGCTATTGTTTTTTGGTGGCGAAGCACCTACCACCCAGGATCCCTACTAGCCGCACGTGGTGCCGGAAGTGCCATGCGGGGGTAGTCCTGCTTCCTTGCAACGCAACATTAAAACGCCTCGCGTTCGCCGGTGCTGCGTCTTCTGTCCGGTATATTGGTGGCATCGCAATTCAATGCGCTGTTACGCCACTAACGCAATCGGTAGATCCAAAACTGATTTCGGACCCTAGTCCTTTCCACGGTGTAGAACTTTCTCAGTGACCGCATTCGCCGAAGACCTTCGCTGGCGGGGTACCCGGCTTTTCCTGCTGCCTTTCTTATCTCATCTGGAGTGTGCCAATAACCGTCTGACATTAAATCAAACACTCTCTGCGTCGACGGACTCAGCTTGCCTTTGGGGTGCCTAGGCGTCAAGTTTGGGCCACTGCTGCGAACGTCTCGGGGGTTTCCGAGTGACAACTTGAGTTGATTCATGACTGCTCCTAAAAAGGGCTGACGTCGGCGCGGAAGTAAAGGACAATAAACTTTCCGCGCCGACGAACCGTTTGACGCCAGGGAGGAGAGACGTCGAACGGCGCCCGGACTTAGAATGGAACGGGGCTATCTTCGGCGCCAACAGCGTGGGCAAGTTCCGCGCCAGGCAGTTCGTCGCTAGAGACCTCCCCGTTGCTAGGCTGAGAGGTCCCCGCTTCCGTATGAGTGACGCGAATGCAAGGAACCTCAGAACCGTTGTAGCTAGTCACGGAGGGGGCTAGCGTCACTTTATTCCCTTTGCCTCCCCAGTTGTCGGACTCCCAGCCGAAGGCTTCGCTGATCTTGTTTACGTTCGTCTTGTTGCACGCGAATTCCTTTTGTGTCTCATTAAACCGCAGCACTGCCTTTAGGTCTTCCGACCTGCCGTTCGCTGCCATGTTTCTTATTTCACAGGACGCAATCGTCAGTGTAAACGGCTTGCCTTTTAGGTCGTGGGCCCTCAGATAATTTCCATTGTTGTAGATATTGCGGATGTCCATTTCATTCCTTTCGCTATGTTGCGGCTTGCCGCCTAGTGTAACTAAGAACTTCCCGTACCATTTTCTGTTCTGCGATATACTTTTCTGCCTCTTCCTTTCTTTCCTTGTAAAGTGCGTCGGAGCAGATATGTTTAATGGCCGTTTGCAGACTCTTGCCTCTCTTGGCCACTTCGGCTGGCGTCCACGTCGCACGGATCGCCGCTGCCCTTTCCGCAACCTGCTCGGGAGACGGCACTGGCGTGCAGCGGTATCGGTGTGCTTTCCTTAGTTTCTTTTCGCGGCCAGTCTCGGCCCACCAAATGTGGGTCTTGGTAGCGTGCACTGCTCTGCCGTCGGTCATCGTCCAGTTGTCGCCATCATGCCGAACCACTTCCACGTAATCGCCAGCTTTAATTGACTCGTAAAAGCTGGCGCGTCCTTGCGCCTCGGCATATCCGTTGCCTTGCTCTTCCATGTTGTCTCCTTCGTTGTGATTATACTGAAGACTGATCCGTCGTCAACTCCGATTGACAAACAATTGCATTACCTTTATTTGAAACACCTTCGCCACGGCGTCTAGTAGCTCTGGCTTTGGAAACCTCTCGCCTCTCTCGTACTTCACCCAAGCGGAACGGGATACGCCCGTCCTTGCAGCCGCCGACGCTATGGTCATGCCTGCTGCCTTCCTAAAAAGGGCAAGGTTGGTCTTGAATACGTCCCTGGATTTTTCTGTTGTTTCGGTGCCGTTCATGGGTCCCCTTAGTTGATTTGGTCTTCCAGTAAAGATCGGATAGTTGAGTCCGATACAACGTCAATCACCAAGTGCACCCGGGGTGTGTCACCTCGGTTTACTGCACGGTGCGGCTTCCTTGTGTCAAGATACCATACCTCGCCCTCTTTCATGTGGACGTCCTTCTCGGAACCATGGACGTCCCATGTCGTAAAGATCACCCCAGGGTTTGTAATTAGCGGTATGTGGAAGCGGGCAGCCCTGCCGTCTTGAACGCCGGAGTCGGGGTCCGCTTGATCAGTATGTCTTTCCAGAGTGCCGCCTCCTGGGGCCAGTTTCATGAGCCGCACTCGATGGTAAAAGACCGGGTGTCTATCAGGGTCCACTATCGCCCTTTCGGCAATAGCGTTTATCACCGGCAGCTTCTGACGTAGCGGAGTGTCTTGGAGCCCGAAGGTCTCGCCCGCGTGTTCTTCCTTCCATTTCTTATTCATTTCAGAAGGCTTACCGATCATGCCGGGGTCTGGCGAGTACCCGCGAAGGGCTAACGCGCTCCATGATTTCGCTTTATTGTAATTAGAATAATGGTTGGCGAAGTCCCCGATGGCCCTTACTTCCTCTTGGGCTGCCTCTAACGAATGAAATCGACCCGGCCTGTGGATACGGACGCAATCAACATCCTCCGCTAGCGGTCTAGTCGGGTGCTGTCTCGGCGGCCGCTCGCCAGGCCCGCAGAAGTATATGGCGACCATCTCGGAGAAGGTTGTTATTTTAGTGCCAACCCACTTGAAGCCACATTCCTTGGCCAAGCGGTTCGACTCAGCGTCCTCGGTCCAGACATAGAACCAGCAGGGTGCTTCCTTGGTTGCGGCTAGTAAAGCGTGCTTGGCTTTGTCATAAGCGCCGTCCGCCCATGCCATTTTCGTTATAGTTATGTCGCCGACTATCTTGCGCCCGATCGGGACGCCCTTGTACATTACTATACTAGTGGCAGCGGCAGCGACCTTTTTGTCCATCGCTACAACAGGAAGAGGCTGCCCCTCGAGTCGCTGAGTCGGTCTCGGCCAGTCTGCCTCCCGGTAAAGCTTCAAGGTTCTCTTGTGGAGACTCTCCGCTAGGGTGTTCTTCTTGGCAGTGCTGAATGGAGACATACTGTATTGATTGTATTTCTGGTAAAAGCTCTCCAGTTGCAGTAGGTCTTCCATGTTGTAGCCATGCTGCCATGCTTTTTTTTCAGTCATTACTTGCCTTTCTTAATAGTGTAAAACGTTTCGCCTTCCTTTTTCTCCTTGCCGCTTTTCTTGATCTGATTGTCCGCCAAGCTGACCCGATTGTACTTTTCTAGGCGCCCGACAAGATAACCCCTCTCAGAACAGATCCGTAGGAGCTCCTCGTCAAGTGGCCACCGCCTGGACCCTATGTTGCATACAAACGTGGCGTCGGGCTTTAGTGCGGTCATAGTCTTTACAAGAAATGGCTCGTAAAAACCTTCCACCCAGTCCTCGAAGGACGCATAGCGGTTATGGGAGTTCGTGCTTTCTCCGTCGGCATAACGCTCCGTGTCAAAGTAAGGAGGGCTCGTCAACGCAAAATCGAAGTGATCGCTTGGCAGGTCCGCATCCTCAAAAGGGAGGCAAGTTAAGCTGGCGGAGAAGTCTGGGCGAAACGGGGCAATAAACTCTCTCGCCATTCGCTGAAGACCCGCCATGGTTCGCGTCGACGGGTCAAACGCTGTATAGCTGTCGGTAACCGTGGAGAACCCGAGCAGCCGCCCTCCCCATCCCGCGCACGGATCTAGGACCCGACTGGACTTTGTTACGTCAAACGTAAGTGCAATCTGCCGCACCTTGTTTGGCCGAAACTCGTCCACTCGGGGCGACCCCGATATTCCCATCTCAAGCAGACGATAGAGGTGGTCCCTCAGGTTCAAGTCTCGGGTCCAAAGTGCGGCACGGGCAAGCCCGTCGGCGAACCTGGGGTCCTGAAGGTTGTCTAGCATCGACTTACCTGTGAGGGAGTGGCGAGTAGTTAAGCGATGTGGGTTATACAACAGAGACGTCTTGGAGCACCTTGGTTCGCCTCTCACCAGCCCGACGTACTCTATTGATTCCCGGAATTCGGTTGTCAACAGCGGCACTAACGTCTCCAGCGTAATGCCGGACAGTTGGGAATGGATCTTGTTAGCAAGCGCCTCCCGATCCATCTCGGGAGGCGCCGGCTCAAGGTCGCCAAAAAGGTTCTTGCATTCCTTTAAATCAAACAAGGCGGCCTTCCTTCCTTTTCTTAGCCGTTATTATGGCTGCAATTCTCGTTCAGCCAGGACAGCACTGCTGGCTTCCGCACTGGAAACTCAACTGCTTGTGTGCTCTCCGTCCCGACTGCAAGGCCTCCTTGTGCTTGGAGCTCCTTCAATCGGTCCTCCGCAGCTTTACGAGTGGCGAACCAATGACGGCACAGCCCTGCTTGGGGGTCCCGGTATTTGGTCAGGTAAACTTTCATCGCTTCTATCCTTTCAATAATTGAGGTTTAAAAACAATTCCCAGTCCTTGAGGTTGCTCCTTTCTGTTAAGTGCTCAATGTCTCGGCCGATCGGTCTGCTTGCCATGACGTCCAGCCATGTGTCAAACCTGCGGTAGAGGTGCTTGCGGTTCTGATCCCAGCTTGCCGCACGCCCCCAGTCCCTGTCGGTGATAGGCAGTTCGCCGCACCACTCTTGAAAGTCTGGGGTATAGGCAAGAGCTTCCCCGATGCCTAGCCAGCCATCGTCGCCATCTGTGGTCCATGGGCCGGTGTCGACCAATGACTTACTCAGACCGGCGCCTACTTGGTCTCTAAGGAAGAACAGCAAGTCTGTACAACGCTCGTACACGTCGGACCAATCATTGCAAACATGATTGCCTCTGAAAGGATCTAGCCCTAGCCAATCGTAGGGAATCCTTGTGTCGTGCACTTTGCAGGCCCAACTGTTATAACGGTCGCCCTCTCCCAGGTAACACGGCTGCACAATTAGCGTCCGAGCGTAGCGGCAAAGCTTCACCACCTCGACGGCATCAAAGTCCAGTTCCTCGTCAGATAGGTGTCTCGCACTGAATGACAAGTCCTCCCCGGCCTGCTCGGTAAAGACAGCCAGGATAAGCTTGTCGCGGCTTTTCTTGTTTTCTATTTTGTCGTTAAACATGATACAAAGTCCTTTCGGTTAGAGTGAAAGGCAGTTTACGGGCGTGCCCAGGCCCGCTGCGGTTTAAGCCTCTTCAGCGACTGCTTCCTCTAGTATCTGCGCCGTGCTTTGCGGCATAACTACTCCGCAATAACTGTCCATGAGCCCGTTGAGCACTTGACTGCGGCGCATGACTTGCCGCACGCCTGAGGACTTGTAGACTTCGGTGAAGGCGTTGTATAACGACCACGCATTCCTCGGAGCAAACTCCTCGTGGGCTGGATAGTTCCACTGCTCCATAACGTCCAGGATCTTGGTCGGGGTTATCGCCCGAGACCGCGCCGCCTCAATTACCAAGTGGGAAGCGTCCCGCTGGTCGAGCGGGGACTCCTCGTACTTTGCAAAGCGGTCGACTTGTGACCCTCTGGACTCAATAAGTGCACTCACCGCTCGATGAACGCAGGCCCCGAGGTCCCGCTCGATGTTGCGGGTATGTCTGCGGCTAATCTTCACCTCGCCCGAGAATGCAAGGTTGTCACAAACAAACACTCGGCTACCCATAACTAACTGAGCGGAGCAGGACTTGTCGCCGCTATTCCTCAGTCCGAGCAGCAAGCCAAAACTATCTTCCATAAGACTAGCGCCGTCGTTTCCGGGCTCGTCAAACTGCTTCGGGCACGATAGTTCCAGGACGCCAAAATACCTTTGTCTCCTGGCGTCATATCCGTGTTCCTGTGACTTCACCTCCATCCCGGCTGAGTCAATCGCGTCCTCTACTTTGCCTAGCAGGAGGTCATTGCTAACGGGGTAGTAAGTTCCTTCCTGCTTGGGCGTCGGCAACTTTCGGATTTGACTGCGGGTGATTGCGTCGGCGCCACAATGAAGCATTAGGTTAGTTCTTGCCATGATTTTGTCCTTTCATGAGAATGGTAATTTGCAGGCACGCGCCTGCGTCAATCAATAAACAGCAATCTAAACGTTCTACGATTTGTGCACAATAGCACCTTATCAGGACTGTTTTGCCTCCTTTCTAGCTGTCGCTCTTTCGGCTTTGGCCAATTCCTCGCTGTATTTTGTCAGTCGCTTCTCCGCTCGACTCAGTGACTTCCGTAGCTCAACTATCTTTTCCTGTGTCCGAGATACGCCTTTCCGAGACTTCCTCAGACGCTTTTCCAGTGCCGTTTCCTTTTTCGGAGGCGGCATTAGGATAGCTATCATGTCACGCGCGTAAGTCCGTTTAGCTGAAAGCGGAATGCCGTCCTCAATAATATACTTCGTGTTGCGGCATATGAACCGCTCACTCCCGCCATAAGCTTTGCCAGATCGTCGGCTTTTCTTCTGGCTTTCAAAGCGTTCCTTCCAAAAGGTTGCACAATGCCCTATCTCGTGGACCACAAGCTCGGCAAGTAGCTCGAGGGAGCAGTCATTTGAAACGGTGACGCATATTTTCTGACGAGTGACGTAGGCGTGGCCTGACGCATGGCCAGAGTGTCGGTTGTTGCTCCCGCGAATCACAACGGTACGGATCCTGTTCAGCTTGTGCTCCCAGCCCTTGCAAGCAAACCGCACCAATTGGTGAATTAACTTGTCCGAGAACTTGCTGCTATTCGTCAAACTATACTGCCTTTTTTGCTGAGTCATTTTCTTGTCCTTTTTAGATGTTGTCATGTTAAGACCATTGCTCCTTTGAGTAACGGACAAGCTGTTGCCACTGCTTGTCGGTGAGTCCTGCGAAGTGGATATGGCGAGTAAGACTCTCGCCGGTTTCATAATTCAATTCCGCGTCCGGACTGGATAGCCAATCGCCAGCGGAGGGGTCACTGCTTGACCATTCGGTAAGGCCCTTGTCGTCAGCAATGCGGAAGCACAGGTAGGCTACCGCGCTCAACTGCTCTCCCTCCCAGCCCCACCCGCTGCCCGCCTCTTTGGCGCCCTCTTTGTCGAATTCGTCAACAATAATTGGGACGTCAACTTCCTCGAACCCGGCGTCCGAAAAGTCTCCGCTTGCTGCGCTTTCAGGCGTTACGATTTCATAGGTTACACTGTAGGACGGATACATTACTTGAGTCTCCTGTCTAATTTAGGTGAGGGCATTGTGACTGCAAGACCGACGAACATCCCGTCATCATCCTGCCCATACTGCCATTTCAGTTCCCCGAAAGTCTCCGGGGTCGCCTTTTCGCTTGTCGGCAACGAATCTAACACCCGTCGCCTTTTCTTGTCGATCCTTTTTCCTGGTTTCATAGTTTCGCTCCTTGTGTAAATAGTCAATCAATCGAACTTCCGTTCCCAGTCTTGCGGCACAGTGGGGCCGCCGTCTTCACAATAGTGTCGGCGATTGAAAATAACAGCATCCGAGAACGGCGGCCACTCCTTCAGTCGAGTGACGCTTCCGTCTTCCAGCTTTACGCTCAGTAGTTTCCCAAAGCCCGGTCGGGACGGGTGATGGGTTGGCAGCTTGGCGAGCCCGCGGACACTGGAGTAGTCCACCCCTTGTGACTCCAGCCACTTGTAGTACTGAATAGTATCCAGCATCCGACAAGTCTCCTGTGCCTTAACGGAAACGCTTTCAATCGCTCGTGGCTCAAGTGCTGTTAGTTTTTCTTCCATCGTTTTGCCCTTTCATGTGACGAGTGAATAATGACTTCGGCTTCCTGCTACTAGCGCCGCGCTATGGCTGCCTCCTCGGCCTGCTTTACAGCCAACGCTTTGAAGTCGGCGTGGGCTAAGTGATTGCTGAAGGACCCATTGTTTGCATTGTTTATGAGCATACGCTCCAGGCCCGCGCCGACTATAAATCCATCGAAGTACTCCCAGACGGTATTGTCCTGGACTTCCGTGTTGTAGGCGCTAATGAACCACTCATGCTGCGACTGATAAACACGTTGGCCGTCGGGTAGGGCCCGATTCATCCTGTCTTTGGTTGTTCGCGTCCGCCAGCCGCAGGAGTCCAGCATGACTTCCCCGTTAGGCCGGAACTCAACAATCGAGTGACCGTGGAGCTTTATGACATAGCAAACATCCTCCCGCTTGCCGGTCCACCTGGGCATAAAATCGCACTGGCCCGGCGCCAAGTAGGTATTGTGCGCTATCTTGACTTGGCTAGCATTCTTGCGCCTGCGATTCTCCCATATGTCGGCGGCTTGCTCATAGCTATTTGGGTAGTTGTCGGAATTCATAGCGTTGTCCTTTCAAACTAAAGTTAAACAGCAAACTAAAATTAAATAGCAGGCGAGATAGATTCCCACATGTATTCGACACAAGCAACTTCCTCTTCCTGGTCGTCACGGATCGGCTCAAACATCTGCCCGAGGCATGAGTCAAGTGACGCCGCCGGGAAGTTGTTTGCAGCAAGGTGCTGGCGAAGCTCTTCCCGTGTCAGCGGCTTTCCGTTCTCGTCAGTCAGCATACAAAGCACGTCGGCGAGTTCAGGCGACCCGTGCCCAATGACTCGAACGTACAGCCCGAGCAAATAGTCGGGCTCGTTCGTTAAGTATAGGATCCGTTGCGTGATCCTGTACAGTCGCTGTCGGTCGTTAATGTTGCCGCGTTTCATAATTCTGTCCTTTCTGAAGTGTAATGAAAAGTCAGTCCCCTATATCAACAAATCCGACTTGTTCTAAGGCGTCGATAAGTTCCTTGTGCTTGCTACTCTCTCTTTGAATTCTGACAGCGGGCTTGTGTTCTCGGTTTTGTTTTTCATTTTCTTGTCCTTTCAGTTTTGCTTGTTAGTAAAATTACCACTGCGGGCTCATGTCCCACGCGCTCTTCATTCCG